ATATTGACCTTGCCATTCTCCTTTTTCATTTATATCAGGAATGACCTCTATAAAAAAATGATTACCTCTGTTATTAAATTTTACCATAACTATCTCCTTATCTTTTTTCCTACAAACTTTATGAATGTAGAATGTTTATTTTTTCCTTTTTCTTTTAGCCAACACTCAGGTATTATTCTGTCATAGTATCTAAAATTATATTTTAAACACCATTGAGCATACGTTGACTTTGCTCCTTTATATAACTTAACTTTACTATTAGTAAAAATAAATCTTATATCAAGTTTAGGATGTTGTTTTTGTATTGCTAAATGTTTACGTCTATCAGAGGCTAGAAATCTACCTTTAGTTTCTATTATTATACCATTGTCTAATATAAAGTCAGGGGTATAGGTGCGATAAGACAAGTCTTCCCATTCTATTTTTATAGCTTCATAAGAGAATTTAAACTTATGTTCTTTAAGGTAGACAGATAACTTATGTTCTAACCCACTCCTATACCCATGCTTCAAAGCATTACGATATGCTTTATGTGGTGACACTACAGAAAGGTTCTCCAACCTGTAAAGGGACTCCACTCTTTATAAGATGAGCCACTACTATAGGTATAACCCAATGCTTTTAGCTCTTCTTTTACTGCTTCGTCTGCTAATTTCTTAGCTTCCATAGCATCTTTTAAACCTTTCGTTCTCATTTCACGATAGGCAGTTTTAGCTTCTGCTAACTCTTTTTCCATGTTTTCAATATTAGCTTTTAGCTCGTCAAGTTTTTTTTCTGACATTACTTTACACTCCATATTTTATTTGCTTCTTCTTTCATCTTAACATTCCACATCCAAGAGTCAAGGTTAGGATAAACAAAGGAAGCCAACTCATGCTTATCATCACTGATAGACAAAAACTTCTGTATACCATAAGCCACTTTCTCAAGTTGCTTTTTATAAGAAGTTAAGTTTTTAAGTGTAAATTTTTTATGTGACTTAGGTGTCGCAAAAAATAAATCTACACTATTATTTGGATATGCCATAGAATAAAATGCCATCTGTCTTTTCTGTGCTTCAGTTGGTTGTATAGGCATTCTCGCAGATGTTTTTAAATCTACTATTTTATCCTTAAACCTAAAATCAATGTATCCAATAATAGGTATGGGCATATCATCTAATTGTATTTCTACTTTTTCTTGGTACTTTTCTAAATTTTTATATTTAAAATTCTTATCAAGAATAGTACCATAGTCTTTTAACTGTCTCCTTTCTTTTTCAGTTTTCATGTCTCCCAAATCAATCATAGATTCTGTACACAAGGTCATAAACTTCATCTCTAACAAGTCAAAGTCAAACTTACCTTTTTCATATTTTTCTGCAAGTACGTGCTCTTGAGCAATACCTCTCATTGCACTAGCACCACCTGTAGATTTTATCTTAAATAAATACCTAGCCACCCACATAGGCATGTCGCTTATGTAGGTGTTTATACTGCTAGGCGAAAGGTAATTTATACCATGAACTTTAAATGGATTATTGCTTCTCATTAGATTCTAGTTCAACATCTATAAACTGTTCAACAGTGTTAGCATCATCGTCTGATACTTCATTTTGACGTTCTGCAACTTTTTCATCCCACTGTCTAATTACGTTATCATTATGTGCTTTTACCCAATCTAAAAAGTCTCCAAACATTTTATGATCTTCTTCTGTTATTTCTACTTTTTTAGTGTAGTCAACTTTTAATGTAGGCTTGTAATATTTTTCACCTGTATTACTAGTATAATACATTTCAGTGCCATCCATATTAATAACATGTTGTAGTGGAAGTCTTTCCATGTTAGCAAACTTAGAAAATATCTCTCCTACATCTTTGAATATAACATTACTGTTAATCTCCCATATGATAGGAAACGTAGCTAACTCTTCTTCTACTTCTCTACCATCTATAAGTTTAACAGGCTTCTCTAATTCAAGAGTTCCAAAAACTACCCTATGTCTTTGAACAGATTTTATAATAGCTTTTGTTGCTTCAGGTAAAGATTTATAGTCTCTAACATATCCTGTAGGCTTACCACAGTTAAAAGTTCCATAATCATCTTTTAAATCTATATTTAAATTATCAGACATTATAGTATTAGAATATCTATTTACATCTTTGTAGTATCTCTTGTACATAAATCTCTGTAAGAAAGGTCTAAACTTAGCTCTCTCTGCATAATAAAATATAGGACTGTCCCCCACTTTCTCAAATTTTAAGCTACCACCTTTCACTAAAACCTTATCATCTCCTATGATAGGCTTGTGTTGCATCTTTAATCTATTTAAGATGTTAACTTTTCTTTCACCACTATTGACAGGCAAACCCATTGCCTTTGCCATAGAGGCATAACTTTCTGTATTTATAGTAACTACTTCATTCATATAAACATTCTCCTTTCCAAAGTTTCTTAGTTATATCACGCAACATCTTTTGTGTCAAGCCAATTATTACCTATTTTTGACTCTAATAAAAGAGGCACATTGAAGTCAATGCCAAACTGTTGATTCACAATATTTATTATATCCTGATTAATTGTTTTAATTGTATGCACAACTTTATTTATTTCATCAGGATGAACATCAATCACTATTGAATCATGAACTGTATTCACAATACAAGAGTTTAGTGATTGCAATCTATCTTCAATATGTACTAAAATTAGTGGCACTATATCTGCAGTTGCAAAACTCTGCACAGGATAATTCTTTATCTGTGTAAAGTGAGATATTGAGCCACTTCTTCTTCTTTCTACGTCAGGGAAACTAAATTGTCTACCTGATGGTGTAGTAATAGTACGATTTTCTAGAGCTTCTTTAGCCAATTTGGAATGCCATAATGCGATCCCTTTGTACTTTTTCGTAAAGTCTTGGTAGTACTTTGCTTCTGCTTCTGTTCTGCCAAACCCCGTCGCACCATATAACGGAGCAAAGGTATGTGCTTTAGCTTCTTGTCTAGTTGTACTCTGACCCGAAGCTGAAATAACTGAAGCCGTATAAGCATGAACGTCAAAACCTGTTTTAATTTCATTAATTGCCACCTTATCTTGTGATAAATAGGCTGCAGTTCTAAACTCCAACTGTGCAAAGTCTGCTTCTAGAATCTTGCCACCTTTCCAACGTGAAACAAATACTTTCTTTACAGGAAACGTGCCACCTCTAGGCATGTTCTGCATGTTAGGGTCTGCTCCACTAAATCTGCCTGTTGCAGTTCTATGTTGCAACAGTCTGACATGTAACATGCCATCTTGTTTTACATGTGCTTTGATACCATCAACGAAGGATGAAAGATATGTATCTAATGCAGATAACCTCTGTAAGTCTGTCAAAAAGTTGACTGCATCTGTCATGCCATTTCTTTTTGCTACACTTCTTAACGTATCCAAGTAGTTTTTATTTATAGTAAAACCATTTGCACTAACCCATTTAGCAGTAGGTGCAGAGAACTTTAGACCTGCAACATTCTTATTAGAGATAAATAAATACCCTTGTGTGTTACATGTAGGGCATCTGCTTGGTTTGGCAAATGGTGTACCATCTTTTTTTGTTCTTCTAAAGAATCCTTCTCCATTGCAGTCAGAGCATTTTACTGCAGTTGTTTTATATACAACATCAGAATGTTCTCTAACTAAATCTTTGTATTCATTTTTATCCATGTATGGAGAGAAATAATTTGCCCACAACGATTTGTCTTTAGGTTTTCTACTATAGATAACCCAAGACATTTGTTCAGGACTGTTAAGGTTAATAGGTGTATCACCCATCAAGTCTCTCACTTGAACAGATAACCTCTTCTCTATAGATATTTTCTCTGCCTCAAATTCTTTTCTTACAGATTCTAAGACATCTTGATCTACCTTAAATCCATTTCTATGTGTTCTAGCTAGAGTCATAGCCACTTTGTTTGTAAGTATGACTGTATCCATTAGAGGTGAGTTTATTAACTTTTTATATTGACTAGCACATAACTCTTGTGTTGCTTTTAAGTCTGCTCTCAAATACTCTTTTAATTCTTGTTTAGGTATCTCATCAACACCCATTCCTTTAGCAAAGTATTCTTTTAATGTGTCTTGTTTCCTTGTATTTAGCTCGTGTCTATCTGCACATGCTTCTAGTGAGAAAGAGTATTTCTCAGGATTACCTCTACTTAATACATACTCTGCTAACATGGTATCAAATATAACACCATTGTATTTAAAGCCACACTCCCATAACCACATCAAATCGTATGTAACGTTGTGTCCTATCAGAACTGTAGCTTTATTTAACATATCTTGTACGTCAACAAAACCACTGTCCATATCATATATAGTTTCATTGCCATTGTCATCAAGACAACCTATCATTACTAATTTATTAGTGGCTTCATATGGGTCAAGATACATCTTGCCATCTTTTTTTGTTACTGTATTTTCTATATCAATTGTTAGTTTCATTTATTCTTTCCTTGTGCTTCTTTAAATATATAACTGCTCTTTCTATAATTGTCAAGTCATCAGAAAATCCACCTAAACCTGTGTTGCATTTATGACACACCCAACCTCTAAAAGTATTAGTGTCATGACAATGATCAAGAACCCAATTCTGTAATCTAGTTTGTCCATGCTTACCTAACTCTTGTAAAGTTCTATTACAAATGCCACAAGAATAATTTTCGTCAGGATATGCATTTTCTTTTCTTAATTTATTTAATACATCTTTATGTCCCTTTCTACAAGACCTACAAGTTCTTTTTATCTCTCCTGCTTTCATGACAGAGTAGTGGGTTATAGGTTGTCTAATACCACACTTTATACAAACAACACCATCAACAAAAGGGTCTTCTTTTGTGGGCAACTCTTTGAATAAATTAAACTGACTCATACTTCATATCTACCCACTTGATAGTTAAGATTACAATGGACAACCCCATGCCATCCTGTAAGTTTATTCTTTACAACATTGAGATGTCTCTGCAAGTCCTCTTGCTCTGCACCTTGTTGTGGTGGATTCTTTGCAATAAGTATCATCAAATCTGCTTCTGCTGCTTTACCTGTTCTACTACCTTCCATCATTGATTGATTAAGCAATACTTTGCCCTCTGCATCTGCAGACAACTGTGACATGTAAAAGACTGCACACTTGTGTTCTTTAGCAATCATACGAGCATGAACTGCATTCGCTTTCAATGCTTCATCAGTACGTGCAAAGCCACCTGTACGTGCAAACTTATCTCCCATATCAAGAACAACAATATCAGGTTTATAAGATTTGCAAACACTCTCTACCCAAGACATGTCACGACCTGTAGCATCTTTAATTTTAATATTGTCTTTTATTGGTGCGTACAAGTCTCTTGCCATACTAGGGTTCTCTTTTATCTGTCGCATTGTCATGCCTGTAGATGCAGTCAAGTATCTTGCACCAACTCTGTGACTACCCTCTTCATTACAGAGGATGATACAACTAGCACCCTGTTGTGCTAATCCATCAGGACCTGCTAACAAACTTGCATGGAAGCTAGTCTTACCTGTGTTTGGTCTAGCACCAATCTCTATCAGATGACCTGAGTTTATACCATCAACCTGTCTTGTTAATGTAGGCACATTAAATGCCCAACGTGCCTCTAAATCATTCTTGGCTAACAAAGTATCTATTTCAATATCATCCCAATCCACATTTAGATTAGGTGTAAAATCATCCCCATATTGCTCTAGTATCTGACGTATAGGTTCTAAGGAAGAATGAGAACCATTAACATAGTCAAAACCAATATTTGCAATATCTTCACCAACGACTTGTTGGAATAATTTTGATAAAACTTCTTGTGCAATATCTTCTCCTAAAGGTTGTTCCATTTTAATTTGCCTAAACAAACTAGAATAGGCTTGTTTCTGTGCAGTCGTAAGTGTTGGATTGTTAGACATGAACAATGCCTCAATCTCATCAGGTGTAACACTTCTTTCATAAGTGCTCATCGCTTTGTCTATTGACTGCTTAATTTTTCTATTGTCCTTACTAAATAATCTATCAGGACATTTTGCTCCACGATGGTCATCATAAAATGACTTCTCCATCAAACTTCTTATTAATGCTAGTTCCATAACTGTGTCTCCTTTGGGGTTAATAGTTTCAAATTATTTAAGTCTTCTTTCTTTCTATATTTTAAATCATCCTTTAATTTAAGTATCTTAACAGTCTTGACATGTGAACGTAACTCTTTCGCAAAAGCAAAAGACTTGGGTAGTGCATCAGGGTCAAGTGCTATTATTGCAGTTGAGAACTGCGACAGGAATGTTTTGTGAGAATCTAATAATGATGTACCCAACACAGCTACCCCAACATATACATCACTACCAATCACTCCTGCACTAATGCAATCCTCAACTACGATTGCAATACTACCACAACCAAATGAAAAAGGCAAGTCCGAATTACCATATCTTTTCCATTTAGGTATTTTATTTAGGATAGACCTACCTGTAGCATCCACAATTCTGCCATTATCTTTGATAGGGAATACAACTCTATTCTCTTTTACATCATACTGTAACTCTAAAGCATCTATATCTAATCCCCATCTGTTACACCAATCAATGATATTATCTTTATGTGAAACTACATACTCAGGCATTTCAAAAGATGCCACGTGTCGTGGCACTTTCATGTTACGAATATCTTCTGCAGATAAGTGGACACGACTTTTGCCACTTATATAACAAGATGCCTTGTAACAATTCCAAAGTAAAGAACCCATATTATTTGTAACAGTAAATGTTTTATAAGACTTACACATGGGACATGTCATTCTCTGTGTAGTTCCATTGTCTACATTTAATTGTTTTACATATTCATGTATATTAAACATATATTATATAACATCCTTTTTGTTGGCATATACCATGCTTGTATCATACTTTTTAAAATCTGTCAAATTTTTTCTTTTTTCTAATGCAAGATTCGCACTTGTAAAAGTATTTTTCATGTAAGGTTTAACAGATTGTGGGTTAGCATGTCCTGTTACGGACATAATATTACCCATAGATACACCTGCGTCTACCATCTCAACTGTACCTGTTCTACGTAAGTCACTTAATCGTAGCTCATTAGAGAGTCCTGCAGAGTTCATAACTTTCCTAGCTAGGATTGGTAGTTTAACAAGCGAATAAGGCTTGTATGAGCCTCTAAAGGGTCTTGGTCGTGGTGCTACATACTCTTGAAACCCATAGTCGTTTTTCTGTTGTAGTAGCATCTCATTTAACTCATCAGATATAGGTAAAAATACTTCTGCTCTTCTTTTAGATTGTTGTAAGCACATACGTTTTTCTTCTAAATCTAAGTTATCCCATTTTAGTAATCTCATATCACCTAATCTCTGACACCACTCGTATGCCATCTGAGCAATTAAACCAATGCTTCTAGTCTTAAAATCAGAGTATGCAGTATCAAGAAACCTGATAACGTCTTCTTTTTTCCAAACTACTTTTCTATGTGTAACGACACGTTTCTTGATATTACTAAATGGATTTACATTACAATGCTCCATATTGATTCCGTAATTAAGCAATACTCTGATCACAGACATAAGATGATTTGCAAATGATACACCTCTCTCACACCATTTATTGTAAGATAGTTTTGCTAGTTTTGTAGTCAAGTCAGACAGTTTATAACTGCCTAACTTTTTACTACTGACAATATTTGTAGAACAAACTATGCCTAAAAAGTATTTATATTGTGCTTTAGTTTCTTCTCGTAAGTTATTGTATTCAAAGGATAAATAATATTCTTCTAATAAATTATTTACTTTCATAATCCTATACCAAAGTATCCAAATACAAATGCTACTGAACTAGCACCTAATATTAGCCATATTAAATCGTCATTATTCATGTTCTCCTCCTTTATCGTTGTTATCTAACTCAAACCTTTTGCCATTATAATAT